GAGGGGTGTGGGTTTGTGTGAGGATTTTCCCTTGTGGTTTTTTTTATTTGTGTATTATTTTTTTTTATCCTGTGTTTCCTTTGCCGTTTTGTTTTGTTCATGCCTCTATTATATTTTTTTTACGTCTGCCTGTCAAGTTTTTTTATTTTCGGGCGTGTCGTTTTTTTTTTATTGACACTGTGTCAATGGTTGTATATGCAACAATCTATGTCCGGCTAAGTTACGGTAACGTAACCGTAGCCTGTTTGGCGTCGGGAAGCGGGAAGCGTGGGAAGCGGGAAGCGGGAAGTGGGAAGTGTGGGAAGCGTCTGGGGTGTCGGGAAGCGTGGGGCTGTGTGTTTTGTCTGTTTGTTTTGTTATAATGGTGTTACTTGTTTTAGGGGAAAGGAAAAATAAAAATGTCTTTTGTTACAGATAATTTTCCTAATATCTGGGAATCTGAGTCCGCAGAGTATGCGTATCTTGCTGACGTGTACAACACTACGTATTCACACAATCAAAACGTTTGGGGTTTACCCGATGAAAACAAGATTGATGGGGTCATGTATGCCGCGTGGCTGCTGCTGGATGAATACTATACGCGCGGTGAATATGCCATGATTGTTGAGTGCCGCCATCTGCTAACGAAACGTTGCCGTGCGGAACTTCACAGCGAACACAATAGAGAGTTTTGCACCGGATTCTACACGGTCGTTGATTCCGTTTTGTCCATCTGAGAGCAACTACAGGGAGGTAAATAAAATGGGAAGTTATAAGCAGATCGCAGAGGAAGCGGGCCTCAGCATCGAGGAAGTGCGGGAATTGATGGCACGTGCGTGTGTCAAAAGGGTTGAGACTCCATACTATCGCACTACCGAGGACGGGCGTAAGGTGGACGCGGTTGAGGTGTTTTATACCGTTTGCGTTAGGTACTGTCGCCCCGTTGTCGTCCTGGGAACTGGGGACACTATCGCGGAAGCGGTAGCTGACGCACTGACTCACTGATTGGAGGTCTCTCATGTGGCATTTCATTATTACCAGTGACGGTTTTCAGGTCTTTGAGGTTTTGCCTGATTGTGTGAAGCCTAGTGGCATGTTTCATACAGCGTCGCTTAAGTCTTCGTTGGATGGCGTGTTGTCTCATGTTCGTAGCGCTTATGTTGGGCGTAATGTGAGCGTGGATATTGATAATGCCACGTTTGATCTTGACGGGACAATGGTTGGCATGGTTAAGGTGGTGTTGGTATAATGGTTGGCATGGTTGTCGCTGTCTGTATTCTTTCCGCACTGTTTCTTACGATGGCGGCTGTGGTGTTTTGCGAACTGCCGCGTAATGCGCGTGACGTTTTTTGTTTTTTGGTCATGCTCGCTGTGGGCGTGGCTATTGTGTTGGTTTCCACAGTAGGGAGGGCCTGAGATGGCTTATAATGATATGAGGGTTGCTACGTTCTCGTCTAAATATCGTGGTGGCTATGTCGAACTGTGGTATTGTCCGCATAATCACTTGTACGAGCTTCGGTATACTGTTCAGTTCCGCACTCCAGGTGGTTTTTCCGACGCTTCGGCATGGTGTGCATATGACGCCGCTAATGAGTCTCAGATTGCCGATTTGATGCTGGACGCTATCGATATTGCTCGCACACCGCCCTTAATGGAGAGGAATTAGCCGTGTATTTTCGTGGTTGGTTGCATTCGTGGGTGTGCGGCACGTGCCCGGACGCTGATAGTTATTGGCGTTTGCGCGCGTTTTGGTCTGGGAGACAGCATAAGCGGAGCGCCACTGATCCTCCGAAACGTTGCCCTGATCGGCGGTTGTGGGCGGTCATGTGGTTGTATGGTGATAGTGATGCTATTGATGAATTGGGGTTTTAGACATGTATAGTATTTTCGTGGCTCTCGCATACTTGAGGGATGCGCGCAAGCCGCCTATTGAGGTCGGTTATGCTTCATCGTATAAGGATGCGGCGGATTTGATTAAACGGTGGGCGGCTGTCCGCTCTCGTACGGGGAATATCGGTTATTTTCGTGTTGAGGAACGATATTATGTTTAGGCGTGGTGATGATAGGCGTCCTATTTACCGTATGCGTGACTTTGACGATGCGATCATGGAGTCTCCTCGTATTATTAGGGCTACGCGTGGACGTACTCGTGAGCTGAATCTGAGACGGTATGACGTTGGATATGGTGACTATGAGTCGTGTTGCCGTGCCGTCAATATGTTGTGCGAGTTGTGGCGTGAAGCGCCTAGTGAGTGGTTTACGCAAGCGGTGATTACTGTATCTCGGATATGCGGGAGTCTGACTATGGGGGACGGACTCTCTGCCGCCCTATCCCGCACGTTCGACGTCGAATATTTGGACGGTTCCATTAATCCGCCTAATTTGATTGCATGGTGTGCGGTCTGTGCCGTCAAGGGCGGTACGTCGTATGATTGTTGCATGATTTTCGACAGTCAGCAAGCGCAAAACTTGATTATTGCCGTGTTTAAAAATTTTGACAGACTGGATACGACACGTTATGATGACAGTGAATTGCAAAAAATCTTACTGCAAGGGGAGGTAAAAATTGGCTAGAACCAAAACCGACATTTTCCGCACGCGCGTCTATGCCGTGCTTAAGGGCATGGAATTGGTGGACGGTGATTTCATGGAAGCCGAGCATGTTATCGACGGACGTTTGAAGGACGCTCGCGCGTATTCGATTCGTGCGAAGAGATTGTTTCCGAATTTCATTCCACGTTCTATCAACATTTTTTCGCAAAAGGTCTCAATGAATGAGGAGACTTTTTATAAGTATGCGACTTTTGAGGAACCACAGGAGTGGAATCCGGAAGAGCATACAAACAAACGACACGCAGACGTTGAAAATAATGAAGACGTGTGATATAAAAAGATTTTAGGCATAAGCCTGAAAATAAAATAACAATAATCTAGGAAAGGTTAAACAATGGAAAACAACAATACCGAACTCATCGCGTTCAACACCGAGAACACCGAACTCGGCACCGTCCAGCACTTCATCGACACCTCCACTCGTGAAGGCAAAATCAAGCTCTACTCGGCATTGCAGAACGCCGAAAAACTTGACGAACACCTCAACGAGCCGCTGAACATGACGAACGCCGTCGCCCAGGCCGTGCAGGTGACCGACGATCAGACCGGCGAAATCTCCAACACCGTGCGCGTCATCATCGTGACCGATGACGGCAAGGCGTACGCGGCCACCTCCCCCACTCTCGCCGCGGGACTGAACACCATGTTCGGGATCTTCGGCACGCCGAACACCTGGACGGAACCGCTGTGCATCAAGGTTATCGAACGTCGCTCCCGCCGTGGTTTCAAGTTTTTCAGCATCGAGCCGGTGGACGAGGAAACCAAGTGAGCTTGCTATAATAACTGAGTAGCGTTCATCCATAGGGAGCACCCAATCTTGGGTGCTCTCGCCGTCTTAAGGACTGTGCCATATGTCTCGAAAGCAAAAGCATGTCAAGGCACGTCAGGCCGCGCAAGCACGCGCCGCCCGCAACATTAAACAGCTTGGCGCTTACTCCCACTCGAATCTCGCCAAAACCGCGGACCAACAACTCGTCAATATCGCGAAAACCTTGGGTAAGGAGTGGGAACGGCAGAAGAAACAGGCCATAGCGGAAGCGGAAGCAACCCCGTATCACGCCACCGCCGTGGAGAAGCCGACGAAAAAAGACATCATGTTCGCAGGGCGCACGCCCATCACAGACGCGCAAATTCAGGCGGAGCCGGTGGCGAAACGACGCAAACTCTTGAGGCAACAGCAACGCAAGATCAATGCGGCACGACGGAAAATCAACGAATGGAACAAAGCCCAGGCCATGCCCGCGAAAAGCGTATATGACCAGCGTGTGGCCGAAATCACCGGCACCACCGGTGAAGGTTTCGGACGCACTCAGATTATCCCATCAAAACTTACCGATTTTCTGCAAATGACGAACGTGCTGTCAGACGAAGCATTCGTGCGCTCCCAACTGGAAAGCGGGCATCGCAACGAGTTGCGTGAGCAGATCCATGACGCCGCCGAAATATTGGGATTGCGCACCGAACGAAAAAGCAAACCGTCCAAAAACCGGAAGACAGGCAAACAGACTAAAGAATTGTATGGCGAGCATGATTGGCCATCTTACATGAGTCGGGGGCGTTATGAGGTGTTCGAGAAGATCTTGGCCACCACGCTCGGCTCGAAACGGCTGAAACGATTTCGCCAACTCTCAGCCGCGCAAAAACGCGCGTTCATCGAGCAGACGGACGCGCCGCGCATCGTGTTCGACTGGACGGTGTACGACCCAGTTCGGCACGGGTTTACTTCGGTGTTCCGTGACAACAGCGAGGGCTATCAGCGTTCGCGACGGCAGTTCGACCGATGGATGATGGAAGCGGGCGCGTTGGAAAAGTAGCGGACGGCAAATAAAAGGATAATTATACCATGACCAGGCAAGACAATCGAGTGGGATTATGGTGCGCGGATAACGTCATACGCTTCACGGACGGCACCGCATTGCGTGACATTACCGCGCCTAACCACCTTCTGGCGTACATCATGTCAGGCGGCAAACTCACCATATACGTGACTGACCCAGACGTTTTGGATCCGTTTATTGCGCACGTCGTACACGCATTGCCCCACAACGAACACAACTCTAACTTGAGCTGGGACGCCATCATCTCAAAAAAAGGAAAGTTTTTCAGTTTCACCGTGCGTATCGACCGTGAGAACTCGGCACGCTTTTTCGACGTTTCCAATCTACTGCGTGAGAATTGCCGTCTCACCATGACCGGCACGCAACTGCTCAATATTCTGCGTGAGTATGATAATCGCAACTTGTGCAAGATTACGGCGGGCGGGGCGAGTATGGAGGCGTTCGCGTCCGGCGAGTGGAAATGGTTTTACGACAAATTCCCACAACTCGAAACCGAAACCAAAAAGTCATTGCATGACGCCTATATCGGCGGTTTCATGATCGCAAGAGAAGGGGCGTATGGCAAGGCTATCGACGTTGACTGCAACTCAATGTATCCGAGCATTTTGCGGGACGAGTGGTTGCCGTGGGGCGAACCCGAACCGTACGAAGGCGACTATGAGGAAGATAGCGACATGCCATTGCATTGCGACGAACTCACGTTTCGCGCGGAACTCAAGCCGGACGGATACCCTTTTCTACTCGATAATCGAAGCGTGTACGGATTGAACCGTCTCACCTCAACACGTGGATATGTCACGCGCGTATTGACCGACATTGACCAACAACTACTATATGAGAATTATGAAGTGACTATATACCAGCATGTTCGAGGGTGGAAATTCCGCCGCTCCAAAGGCTATTTTCGCTCGTTCGTGGATGAATGGGGAGACTTGAAACAGAAGGCGACGGGAGAGAAACGGCAGATGGCGAAACTGGTCATGAACGCGCTCGTAGGGAAAATGGCGAGTCTCCCAAAAGGCACCGTCCTACTCCCCCTCTCCAAAGACGGCGTTACATTGGATTGGGATGTCGCCCAGCGTGAGGAATCGAATTTGAAAACCGACTATCTGCCCGTGCCCGTGTGGGTCAACGCCTACGCACGCCGCAAGCTTATGGACGTGTGCCATGCGAACGCCGATCGGCTATTGTATGCGAACACGGACGGATGCATCCTATCCGGTTGGGAGCCGGTGGAATCATGCGACATACACCCGACCGAACTAGGCAAGTGGAAGATCGCCGCACGATATGAGAAGTTGACTATCCTGGGTATGAACCGGTATCAGGGATGGAGGGAAGACGGGGAAGTTGACGTATGTATGGCCGGAAACATGTTTTCCCAGCCCATCCCCTACGAGAAGTTTAGGCATGGCACGCAAGTCATGGATGATTACGGCACAATGGTCATGCTATAATACTTGTGTCTTCCTGAGCGTCGATTTTCGACTGGGAGCAACATGAGTCGGACTGCCACGGCTGAGAATGCCGCCGACCTATGAGCATCACTATCGTGGCGGTAGTGCCCTACGATTTTCAACTCGCGCTCACATAAGACATTCAGACCCCGCGTGATTTCGGGGTCATTTTATTTTCTCGCCGCATGATATAATTTTAGTGGAAATATTGCCAATTGTTAGGAGTTTGTATGGCAGACCCAAACAATGACGGAGAGGAAACCACCACCCCACCGCCGACCGAAGAGGAACAGCAGACCGAAACCGTCGATGACGAAGTAAAGCCGAAAGAACCGGAGCCGGAACCGGAGCCGAAGCAGGAGCCGGACGTTTCCGTCCGCCTTGACAGTATCGAAAAGGAATTGGCTACGTTGAAGGCCATGCTGGACACGCTCGGCTACAATGATCCCGCACCGTCCGACAACGACGGCGACGGAGACAATGACAGCACCGAATCTATCGAAGATTTGTTCGACTAAAATAGTTAGGAGATATATATAATGTCCAATATTCGACCATTGGCCGGTAAGGGGGACGTTGAAATCTTCAACGCCGTCCGCAACGCCACATCCCCGCAGTTCCAGACCCGTATCCCCTCCGCCACGCAGGGCAATATTAGGAACGCAGTGGACACCATGCGCAACTTCCCCTACTTGCGCGACGAGTTCACCGGCGTACTGATCCAGCGTCTGATCGGGCTCTATATCCAGCACGCGGACTGGGATGACCCGCTCAAGCTTATCGGCTCCCCCCGCACCCTCAAGCGCTACGGCTCCACCTACGAACAGGCCGCCGTTGGCCTCGTCAAGGCACGCACACGTAACTTCAACAAGGAATACTTGGGCGACGACGTTTACGGACGTTACTCGCTTCCAACCGCGTCCGTATTCCACCCCTTGACGTTCGACCATTATTACCCCGTCACCATTCCGGAAGACGCCTTGCTGACCGCGTTCGACGGCGAAAGCGGCATGTCGGACTACATCGCGGAAATCATGAACGCGCCTATCCTCTCGGATAGAAACGATATGTATCTCATGAAGACGCAGACCTTCGCGGAATACGCGCGTAAAGGCGGTTTCTACCGCGTGCATACCCCCGACGTTGGCAAGGCCGACTCGACCGAAGCGGACGCGAAGGGCCTACTGCGCCTCATCCAGCAGACGGCGAACGAGCTCAAGGCGTCGCCAATGAGCGCCATGCCCCGATATAACGCCATGAGCTGGGTTACGCCATGGCGCGATAGTGAAGCCATCCTCTTCGCCACCCCGCAGGTCATCGCAGCACTCAACGTGGAAGCATTGGCCGCCGCGTTCAACATTGACAAGGTGAACGTCCCGTATCGTATCATTCCGATTCCGGAGGATATGTTCGGCATCGGCGGACAGGGCGGCAAGGTGCAGGCGGTGCTTACCACGGAAGACTTTTTCTTCTGCTGGGATGAAATGCTGGAGACCACCAACTCCCCCGTGAACCCGATTGACGGCACGCGCAACATTTTCTACAAGCACAGGGGTAGCATCACCCCTAACCCGTTCGCGAACGCGATTCTGTTCTGGACGGGCGAAGGCTCCAATGAGTCCGTGACGTTGCCGGATACGCTCACCACGTCCACGCCGGTATTCGAGTTGCGCGTGCGGAAGTACGGTCAGCCCGCCATCACTCCGCAGAACGTGTCCCGTGGCGATCTCGTCCAGGTGGTGTCCACCATTACGAGCGCCAACGAGGAGACGGCGACATTCCAGCCAAAGGGTATCAAGTATGCCGTCGAGGGCGCAACCTCCCAGTTCACCACCATTGACAATGACGGTATCCTGCGTTGCGGTTTGGATGAAACCGCCGAAACGCTTAAGGTCACCGCCCAGGCAACCTACATCAATCCGGCAACGCCTGAAATCGACCAGACGGTTTCCGCCGCGCTCGATGTGCCGGTCGTCGGCACTTGGCTTGGCGGTTGGAAGACGGGCGCCATCGAGTCCGTTGAGATTCAGGGCGAAAAGTCGGTCAAAGTGAACGGCAATGTGGCTCTTAAGGCGATCGCCACCAAGACGGACGGCAACACCGCGGACGTGACCAATCTTGCCACGTGGACGGTGGACGCCCACGCGACCGTCACCCCCAACGGAGTGCTGACCGGAACCGGTGCGGGTGCCGCCAACGTCACTGTGAAGTTTGCGGGAGCTGTCGGAACGGCAAAGGTCACCGTCACCGCATAGCGATGATAGCCAGCCGCTAAAATAGGTGTGGATAGACTTTATCCACACCTATTATTTTTTAGGAGGGTTTTATGAGCGCCAACGACTTGCCTATAAACTTCAGCTATGCGAAATGGACGCCAAACACACGGTTCAAACTCTGCAACGTGCCGTGGGACATGGGCTACCGGGATATAGTCAAATGGGACAGACAGGCTCAACAAGAATATTTCAACCGATTGCAAGGTATCGAATTTACTAACTGCACTATGGCGAAATATGGGTTGCCGGTACGACTGCCGGTGCCGTTCGCTCAAGCGTCACGATACAATTATTTGATCGCGACGAACGATTACGATTTCGACACTCCACGTAGTTGGTATTATTTCATTCAGACATGCGACTATGTGAACGCCAACACCACGCAGCTCAATATCCAGCTTGACGTGTGGCAGAGCTTTCAACACGATATTAAATTGGGCAACGCCTATGTGGAAAGAGGGCACGTTGGCATTGCGAACGAGAACGCCTGGAAAGACTGGGGCAAAACCTATCTTGACCTCCCCGAAGGACTTGACACAGGAAAATGCACCGTACTCACCAACGAGACATGGAAACCGCTGATCGGCTCGGGAGGTTCTTCAGGCTATGCATATGGCATCATCATTGCTTCCACCACCAAGCTTGAGGCGGACCCCGGCAGCAAAGACAATCCAACCGTGGAGTCCGCAACGGGGAGCACTTTTGAAAATCAGAGGAATGGCACGGAACTCTATTATCTCGACAACCCTTCGGACATTTTCGTGTTTTTCGGAGCCGGGCAGACGTGCCCGTGGGTCACACAAGGGATATGCGGAATCTACATGGTACCCCCATTGCCAGACTCGATGCTTGAAGGACATGCGGCTAAAAACCCGAACATTTTCGGCGCCGCCCGGAAATGGAGCGGAACATGCTGGTTGCTGACCGGCAATGTTTCCGACAGCAGCGCACGCTACACGGACGTCATCAACCTCAAAAACTTCCGAAACGCTTTCCAGCTGCCGCAACGCTACAAGTATCTGAAAAAATTCCTCACCGCCCCCTATGCTTATATCGAATGCTCATGCCTGAACGGCACCGTGATCACATATGAGCCGGAACAGATTCCAAGCGCTGATCTGATTATCCGCGAGACATGGAATTACGCGCCACCGTCTCCGCGCCTGAATTTCTACGCGCGCGGATATCATGCTGGAAGCCTTGGCGAACGCCAACCATTGACGGACGGCAAAGGATTGCCGATTGATACGGGCGAAATGCTCAACGCCTCTTTTGGCATCACGAATTTCCCCACCTTCATGGCGGTAAACAACGGTTCGGCTTTGGCGCTTGCAAACAGCGCGTACACGCGCCAATACGCACAGCAAAGCGCGGACTGGAGTTTCCAGAAAACGCAAATGGGCATTAACAACGCCTACGCTCAAGCGCAACTCGGCACACAGTATGCAAGCGCCCAAAACCGTCTTGGAACGTCGAACCGCAACGCCATGAACGCGATCAGCAACCAGGCTGCGCAGATGGGTACCGATTTGACGTTGAAGAATCTCGGGTTTAATAACCAGATGGCGCAGTTGAACACGATCGGCAGTGGTGTGGCGAACGCGGTGGGTTCCGCAGTCACGGGCAATGTTGGTGGTGTGGCCGGTGCCATCGCGGGCACCGCTATCGGCGCGTGGACAAACCAGATGACTTACGACAACAACGTGAGCACGGCTAACCAGCAATTGGCGAACACGCAAACCACCAACAACGCATCGACTTCGCAGGCTAACGCCTACAGTCTCGCGCAAACCAACTTGAGCAACCAACAGACCATGCAGTTCGCTGACATGAACCGGCAACTCGCCCAGGCCACGGCGCAAGGCGATTACGAGAACACTATCGCCGGTATCAACGCCCAAGTGCAGCAGACGCAAACCGTACCTCCCACCACGTCCGGTGCTTTGGGCGGTGACGCTTTCAATCTCGCGAACGGACTGATTGGCGTCATGGTACGCTTCCGGCAGATACCCCCAGCCGCCATGCAAGCCATTGGCGAAGTATGGCTACGATACGGCTATTATGTGCAAAGGTTTATGAAACTTCCGGCAAACCTTATGGCCATGAGTAATTTCACGTACTGGAAACTGCACGAATTGTATGTGCGTAGCTCGACGTGTCCGGAAGAATACCGGCTTACAGTGAAGGGCATTTTTGAATCGGGCGTGACGGTGTGGACCGACCCCGATAAAATCGGCGTCACCGATTATGCGGATAACGTGCCACTGGCCGGTATCGCATACTAGATATAATGGAGAGAGTCAAGAAAACTCTCTCCATTATTTATAGGACGGTGATCATGAGCAAGCGCAACAACGCGCGCAAGGCCGCGCACTGGGACAACCAGAGCGTGCTCGGCTCAATGTGGGGCAACCTCAATCTACCCGAAATGCGGCAATCATTGCGCATCAACCAATATATGAAGCTGATTGAAATGTTGGCAGTGTCGCGGTTCAAATGGATTAACCTACCCCCGTACATTGACGAGCGATATTTGGAACTGACTTTATTTGAGAACGGTTTGGCGCTCTTTTTCCCCGACAAACGTAAGGGGGTGCACCGTTTTATGGTCACGTCCGGTAATATCGGCGGAGTCAACAATTACAATAATCCGACGTCGTTCCAGCCCGTAGCCACGAATTACTCGCACCCGCAAATCGGCTCGAAGGAATGCGTGCCCATTTGGGACAATCAGCTTCGTTGCACCATGATTGACGTCATGTGGAATTACGCCACACGACTCGCTATCGCAGACCGCGCTTTGGACGTGAACCTTGACAATATCAGCGTGCCGTTGATTATCGCCACGTCCGAAACCAACAAACTCACCGCCCAAAACCTGATGAAGGCGCGTGAAGACGGAGACCCGTACATTTACACATATGACAGTGCGGATATCACCGGAATGTTCCAGACATTCCCCAACGTCACGCCGTTTCTTGCGGATAAGATCATCACCACAAAAACGCAGATCTGGAACGAACTCGTAAACTACCTGGGTATCGACAACAGCACCACGGAAAAGAAAGAACGACTGCTCGAATCCGAAGTGACAGCTGGAAACTCGCGTACGAACGTGTTCCGCCTGAGCTACTTGAAGGCGCGTCAACAGGCGTGCGATACGATTAACCGGTTGTGGCCGCAAATGGCCGACTCCGGGAAGCCTATCGGCATCGAATGGAACGACACCACTTCGGGCGGACTATTGGACGTTGACGGAAACAAGGAAGAGGAATAAATATGGTGCAGGACTTGAGCATGTACGCCATCAAAGACAGCATGGCGGATTACACGTTGACGCTCGGCAATCTGATCGCACGCGGCTTCGATACGGATGAAAAACTGCATTTGAGCGCTCAATATTACCCGATTTTCGACGAAAACTATAGAGCGAAACTGAACGAGAAAATCGTGGCACACTACGCACTGCGTGAAATCGGTTCGGAAACGCCGCAAATGTTCGTTTTCTATCTGGGGCGCACCATGCGGGAGCAGATGGACTATTTCAACCAGATCTATCTGTCCGCCCAGCGCGAGTTCGACCCGTTCATCACGTCCGACATTCGCCAGGAAATGGACTCGACCAGTGTTAACGAGTCGAGCGGCAAATCTACAGGGGAACAGTCCAATACATCCACGGCGAACAGCACGTCCGACACCACCGCCGACAATTCGAGCATGACGTTCAACAGCGAGTTCCCGCAAACCCGTGTCGACGATTTTCGCAAGTACGCCACCACCGCAAGCCAGACGGATTCAACCGGCAACACGCATACGGCAACCCAGCAGGACAGCACCGCCACCGCAACCAGCACCAGCAACACCGACTATGCGCACTCCTCCGACAAGGGCAACTCCACGTCGCATACCCTGGGAACCAGTGGTTCGCAGTCCCAGCTCTTGCAGGACTGGCGTAACACCATGCTTAACATTGACATTATGGTCATCAACTCGCTCGAAGACCTCTTTTTGGGTATGTGGGGCAGCGGGGACAATATGACCGACGTGCCACAGCTTTACAGCACGAGTCTTGCCTACAATCTCGGCCACTAGAGTATACTTGACTTGAGACAGATTGGAGGATATATGGACGGACTAAACATGTGCGCCGCCCCCTTGGACATTGACCCGCGGCAACGGTATTTCACCACGGTTCAACCTTTCAGTTACCGTGATACGCTCACAGTGCTCGGTTACGTGCAGGAGGTGGCCGAGCATCTCGACCAGCTCAGGGAACAGCTTGATAATCTCGCCAAGGACGAGAACGCGGACGTTGAAGCCATCAAGCAGCTGATAGCCGGTTTCAACGGGCAGTTCAAACGCATCAACGGAGCGCTGGACGATTTGGAAAAACAGGTCGGACAATATGAAGACTCCGATTTGACCTATAATCCGACACGTGGCAAGTACGAAGACTCGAAAAACACGAACCGTGACATGTACCGCGAATTGGCCGTGTTCGGCGCGCGGGTTAATCAGATGGCTACCGTAACCACGGCTCAGGCGGCACAGCATGATTGCATCACTTGGGCGGTGTTAGGCAATCGCGAGATTTTCGGCAACGAAGAACCGCGGGTAACGCCCCGACCTCAGAATCAGCCGCCGACACCGCCACCGGCATTACCGGAAAAGGGATATATTCCAGTCGATAGGGCCACGGCACCGGGAACCCAAGAGACATATTTCATCGTCCACGAAAAGAGGGGAGAATGATGGACATCAAAAAAACGATAAGCTCGACAACCGTTCATGGGTCAAATTACGAAGGCCGCGACTTTAGAACCCAGCTTAATATCGCGCTCGATGAAGTATGCTCTCAAGCGGGGTTCGACGTGCAAAAGGACCCAGACGGCACGAACGTGACGGCAACACTACCGTGGGGGACAGTGTTGTCCATAGACGACATTATAATGAATCCAGCATCAAACTCGTTGAATGATCAGGTCATTCTCGTGTGGAGTGAACAACTCAAAGTCGCGTACATCGCATTTCTCAACTCGCTTGTAAACGGGGAACCCCCTCCAACTATCTTCAATCGTTCGGCCTGCTGTGGGTGGTGGGCGATAAAAAACAGGGAACACCGGGACCCGGGAGTACCTTTCAGACGACACTGGCCAACATGGCGATGAAGGACACCGTCAGTAGGGACGTGCCGAATATCCTGATCCCATTGTATTTCTCCTATGCCGCCACAGGGACATTGAAGGGGCTTGCTCTACCGTTTTATTTTTCCATGAGCCTAGGTCGCACCCCAGCCGGGACGATAGTCACGGACGGGGTGACCGATTTTTATTCCTGCGGAAACTGCATCTACATCAGAGAGGAAGAAAAATGAATGAAAACGACGAAAACCGCGACATGTACGAGCACACCACAACTTATAGCCTGCCCCTCTACACCGACGATACCCCGTCCGACCTGCGCGACGGATATAATCGGGCAATGGTGATGATCGACCGACTCATACACCAACTGGAAACCCTCATCCGCGAAACCAAAGGAGCAAACCAATGAGCACCGTCTACGACAAAACCGACAATTACGGGCTGAATCTTTACGGCGACAGTGACCCCGCCGATTTGCGCGACGGCTACAACGGGTCCATGCGCACCATTGACTCCACGCTCGAAACGCATCTCGATCGCATCGAAGCCGTGGAGTCGCGTGAGACCCACGATGAGGAAGTGGTCAAAGCGCTGATTGGTGAAAACACGGTGGACAACGCCACCACGGCGAAAAACAAATGGGATAAAGCAGGTGCGGACGCCACCGCCGCCGCCGCAGCCGCCACCGCCGCCACTACCGCCGCTACCGCGGCCGCAACCAAGGCCGACAACAATAGCGCCATTCTCGCCGCGCTCGGCGCGGACACCACCGCTCACGCCACCACCGAAAAAGCCAAGTGGGATAAAGCAGGAGTGGACGCCACCACCGCAATCGGCAAGGCCGACGCGAACAAAACCATTCTCACCGCATTAGGGGCCGACACCACCGCGCACGCCACCGCAAACAGAACGAAGTGGGATAAAAACACGACGGACATTGCCACACTATCCACCTCCGTAGGAAGCAACTCCTCCCAGATTGCAAGCATTCTCGAAAAACTAGGGCAGGCGCAGTATGAGGACGGATATCTCGTCACGTTCGGCGACTCGTACGCCGACAGCACGCAAAGGGAGCATACGTGGTCATACCAATTGTCCACCATGTTTCCGGAATTGCAGTGGAAAAACTATGCGAAGAGCGGTGCAGGTTTCAACGTGTCCGGCATTCCGACGTTCGCCCAGCAGGTCGCGAACTGCGTGGCCGATACCAGTGTGGACAAAGCTAAAGTCAAGGTTGCCGTGTGCGCCGGTGGACGTAACGACATCCTGGACTACAGTACCGGCTTATCCAAGGCGCGTGACGTCGTTGTGGCGATGAAAACGGCGTTTCCGAACGCGATCATCGTGATCGCCCCAATGCTCTTCGACCATGCCACTCTCGACGAAGAGGGAATGTGGAAATATTACGCACTGCTCGGCGGTGCGATCACCGCCGCGACCGGGAACCGTCGCGTCGTGGTAGCGGACAGCGCCTACGTTTGGTGCAAGGGCGAAGACAGTTGGTTCCCGTCGGGAGACATTCACCCTAACGAGACTGGAGCCAAGGCTATCGCAAAATACCTCTACACGGCGTGCCGGGATAGCTATCGCGGTAGACACGCGTACGCCATCTCCATGTTCGGCTCCATGCCGGTGGAGTTCACTCTGCAAAACGGCGTTATCACGGTAGACGGACAGGGCGATATTCCATCAATCGGAGAGGGCAAGGGCGGAACCATGGCGAAATGGGCGTATCCACGTCATAACATTTGGTCATGGATAGTCACCGGTGGCTCCACCACACAGCCGACGCTAGGATATATCGCACCTAGCGGCGAGTGGGGTATTTATAATGCGACGGTATCCAACCAAGGACACGCCAGTTTCATGGCATCCTACGCCGCTTAGTCTCCGATAATCCACACATAGCCATGCCACTATAATAATGGCATGGCTATTACTTTTACTCAATGGATTGACCAGACGAAAAACCGGTATTGGGATATGGACGGCGCGTACGGGGCGCAATGCTGGGACTTGTGGGCGAAATATTCCATGGATATGTACGGCATGAGCATCCAGGATTGCATCACCCCCACCGGTTATGCGGGCGGACTGTACACCGCATACCCCGTGTCAGCACGGTGCGAACAAGTGTACGAACGTATTCCCGCAGACGGATACTCGCCAGTAGCGGGAGACGTGGCAATATGGGGGTATAGCACGTATACTCCCTATACGCACGTGGCGATAGTCGCCGGTGACGGCGTGAAAGACGGGAACATTTACATTATCACGCAGAATCCTGACGCCAGCGCACTCAAATGGTTCCCCACCGTTGGACTCTTGGGTTATCTGCATCCCCGCTCCATGCCTAAGCCGGACGTGGATAATCCGACCGGCAACAACAACAAGGGCAACCCCGACACGTCACGCGGGGGAGCGTGGATACATTGGCAGGGCGATAACCTATACTTGCACGAGGCCGACAATGCAGGGACGCGGACTCGGATCTTTTACCGTACTACGGCCAATAATTTTTCGGAAAAATCGTCGCAATCTCAGCCGTCCGACTCGCAGGGACAGGGGCATCCGAGTAGTTCGGTCAGTGCGGAAAACTCGTATGCGCTCTATGTGGTTGGCACGGTCGAGTCCGGTTTGCGCTGGGATGCAGTCGAAGCCGCGAACCTCCAAGGCATTGGCATTGCGCAATGGAGTTTCGAGCGCCGTCTCCAGGTGCTCAACTCGATGAAAGCCGCCGACCCCACCGGATATGAGGCGTTCAGAACCGCCGCGCCTGGAATAGCCGCGCTCATGGAGTCGGGCGGCACGTTCAAACGTTCGCTCACCTCAGTGGAGGCGGCCGCGTTCCGTACGTGGGCGGCACGGAACGAGTCGAAAGAGGGTCAGCGCAAGCAGTTCGCGGAAGACTATGCGGGCTATCCTAAAGAGTATGATGACACGAAAATGCAGATTCTTTGGGTGACGGCATATCACCAATCGCCCGCGAACGCCTTGAAGGTGCCGAAAGCGTCGAACCTCGCACAGCTCAAAAACAACATTCTGAGCACATACCCGTTTCAGCCTTACTCAAATCGCTACAATCAAGCATATTCGTTACTGAGTGTGTGGGATGGAAAATCCAATCCGCCCGCGTTCTAAAGTGTGGTATACTTGATAGTGGCGGTGGTTATGTGATGACCTTTCCCTTTTGAACGGCCGCCAGATGATAGAGTGGTGGAGGGCGTGCGAGTCATGGCGCACGCCCTCCACTAATTTCAGGAGGTTTGCAATCATGACATTGCAGGCGCTCGACGAACATGACTATTACGATCTGCACAATCTGTTGACGCGAAACGCTCCATGGAATTTCATAATCGGCGCGCGTGGCCTAGGCAAAACGTTCGCCGCGAAACGATATGGCATCAAGGAATATCTGAAACACGGCCACGAGTTCATCTATCTACGCCGTACAGACGTGGAACAGCACCGCAAGGAAACGTTCTTCAAGGATATTCAAGAGTTCTTCCCCTCCTACGAATTTCGTATCAACGGGGAAAAAGGACAGATACATAAAGCGTCATGGGATGAAAAGGACTGGCGGACATGCTGTTATTTCGTCGCCCTCTCCCAGGCGGGCGGCTTGAAATCAGTCGCCTATCCTAAAGTGCACTTGATTATTTTCGACGAAATATTCCCCGACAATTTGCGCTTTTTAAGCAATGAAGTGAACTCGTTCAGCGAGTTTTACAACACGGTTGACCGTTGGCAGGATAGGACAAAAGTTCTATTCCTCTCGAACGCGGTTCAAAAGGCTAACCCGTATTTCGCCAAATACCGACTCGACATTGGCTCCCAGCAGGCCAATCAACAACAATACAAGTTATATTGCGGGGGGTTCGTATGTCTCGAACTGGCCGACTATGGCGGATTCAGTGCGAAAGTCGCACAATCCAAGTTCGGCAAATTCCTTGAAAAATACGACAGCGATTACGCCGACTATGCGATCAGAAACAAATTCCGCGACGAATCAGACACATTGCTAGCGCCTATACCGAGCGACGGCGAACTCTCATACATCCTGGACACCACCGACTATGCACGATTCGGAATATGGGTTTCCGTGTCCGAACGCGACGGACATGTTTCACAATATGTTTCACGACGCATACCCAAAGACAATACTAGACCCGTCTACACATTAGACCCCAACCATGTTGACGAAAAAACATGGTACGTCAAAAAATCAGATGACATCATAAGACGACTCACCACCGGCTATCGACTTGGCAAAATCCGTTTCGACGATTCACAAGTAAAATCCGACTTTGGCTTGATCATAGGAGAATTACTAGGAAAGTAAGGAGATAATTAATGACAATGACGACAACGGACATATGGTGCGTGATTGCAATAGTCTTCTTCATCATTGTGGACTACGTCACCGGTATCGCAAAAGCCATACTCAACAACACGCTGAGTTCGCAAAAAATGCGACAAGGCTTATGGCACAAGTTCGCCTACCTCACGCTCACCCTGGTAGCCTATTTCGTGGACATGATCAATCTGCATGTTGACCTGGGACTGCCGGTCAGCGTATTCGTATGCACCGTAGGCGGCATCAGCCTCATCGAACTCACCTCAATCCTGGAAAACATCACCGCCATCAACCCCGAACTCGCGGACGCCCCATTCATGAGCGTGTTCGCAAACACCAACACACCCAAACATAAGAAGGAAAACTAACATGAACATTCAAGAATGGATGAACAACGTCAACGGCAAAATCATCGACATGGACGGCGCATACGGCGGGCAATGCTGGGACCTATGGAGTAGCTACGCACGCAACGTATACGGCATTCCAGCCGCCGACACCAACACCGTAGACGGATACGCCGCAAGCGTCTACACTGCACGATACGACCGCTCCCGCGCTCTACAGAACACGTTTAGCCGAGAAGCAGGCAATTACACGCCGGTTTACGGTGACGTGGCATTTTGGAACGGCAATGGCATGAACCACGTAGCGATTGTGGTACGAGACAACGGCAACGGCACCCTGGAAACCATGTCGCAGAACCCAAACAAGGCCGGATATATCACAATCAGCAAGAACGGTATCATCGGCTACTTTCACCCACGCAACAGCGTCAACAATACCGACACTGCCGCACACGCCTATCGAGTCAACGTACCAGTGCTCAACGTACGCTCGGCGCCAAGCATCCACAGTCAGATCGTGGCACAATACCGCAAAGGACAAACAGTTAACCTCATGAGCGGCACCACCACAGCAGACGGATACATTTGGGCACACTACATAGGCTACTCAGGCAAAACCCGATACATCGCACTCGCACCAGCCGACAAATCCGCATGGTACCTCGTATACGCCTAAATTGACAACATAAAATAAGCCCCTAGGCTCATCACCTAGGGGCTTTACCTATTACCACATGAACGCTTCAATATCCTCAGCAGAAAACAGAAGCAAATCATCATCCGTTTCATAAGGCAAAATGAATAGATACGAATCATACTGAGCCACACCATAATCATCAACGGCCTGATCGCGATCAATCGAACTCGTAACACCACCCTTGACACCATGAAGCGTCACAGACGGGTCATCCCACAAAGTGGTCAGCAGTCCATTCTTTTCATTGAGAGTCATATTTGAAATCATCATTTTATTTTTCCTTTCCCCTAAAACAAGTAACACCATTATAACAAAACAAACAGACAAAACACACAGCCCCACGCTTCCCGACACCCCAGACGCTTCCCACACTTCCCACTTCCCGCTTCCCGCTTCCCACGCTTCCCGCTTCCCGACGCCAAACAGGCTACGGTTACGTTACCGTAACTTAGCCGGACATAGATTGTTGCATATACAACCATTGACACAGTGTCAATAAAAAAAAAACGACACGCCCGAAAATAAAAAAACTTGACAGGCAGACGTAAAAAAAATATAATAGAGGCATGAACAAAACAAAACGGCAAAGGAAACACAGGATAAAAAAAAATAATACACAAATAAAAAAAACCACAAGGGAAAATCCTCACACAAACCCACACCCCTC